GGATTAAAAATGGCAATTAACGTAATAAAGCGTGATGGTCGCAAAGAACCATTGGATATTGAAAAACTTCATAAAGTAGTATTTTGGGCGACAGAAAACATAAGTGGAGTTAGTGCCAGTGAGTTAGAAATCCGAAGTCAAATACAATTTTACAATAATATTAAAACTAGTGAAATTCAAGAAACTATGATTAAGGCTGCTGCTGACCTTATCAGTGAAGATGCACCTAACTACCAATTTGTCGCAGGTCGTCTTGTAAATTATCATCTACGCAAAGAAGTATATGGCGATTATCATCCTTGGGCACTAATTGATATCATTAAGAAGAATGTAGCAAGTGGTTTTTATGATCCTGCTCTGCTTAATGATTATAGCGAGGAAGAATGGGCAACTATTAATAAATTTGTTGACCATGAACGTGATTGTGCACTAGCATATGTTGCTATGGAACAACTGCGTGGCAAATATCTTGTGCAGAACCGTGTAACTGGTCAAATTATGGAAACGCCACAAGTTGCTTATGTTCTTATTGCTGCAACACTATTTGCAAAATATCCAAGTGAAACACGTCTGCGTTATGTAAAAGATTACTATGATGCTATTAGTAAGCATGACATTAGTTTACCGACTCCTGTGATGGCTGGCGTCCGCACACCACAGCGTCAATTCAGCAGTTGCGTTTTGATTGAAACTGATGATAGCCTTGATAGCATTAATGCTACAACTAGTGCTATTGTAAAGTATGTAAGTCAAAAAGCAGGTATTGGTATTGGTGCTGGTTCTATTCGTGCGATTGGTTCACCAATTCGCAAAGGTGACGCCAGCCATACAGGTCTTATTCCATTTTATAAACTATTCCAAAGTGCTGTGCGTAGTTGCTCACAAGGCGGTGTTCGCAATGGTGCGGCTACACTTTACTATCCACTATGGCATTATGAAATTGAAGATTTGTTAGTTCTAAAAAACAACAAGGGCACAGAAGATAATCGTGTTCGCCATATGGATTATGGTGTTCAGTTTAACAAGTTAATGTATGAACGACTGTTGAGTGGTGGCGACATTACTTGCTTCTCTCCAAGTGATGTGCCAGGCTTGTATGATGCTTTCTTTGCAGATCAAGATAGGTTCAAGGAACTTTATGAAAAGGCAGAAAAGAATACTAAGATTCGTAAAAAAACTTATAAAGCAATTGATTTGTTTAGTATGTTTATGGAAGAACGCAAGAATACAGGTCGCATTTATCTTATGAATGTTGACCATGCAAATAGTCATGGAGCATTTATTGAAAGCGTTGCGCCAATTAAGCAAAGCAATCTGTGTGCCGAAATTGCACTACCTACAAAGCCACTAAGCCATATTTTTGATGAGTCTGGTGAAATTAGTCTTTGCACACTAAGTGCAATTAATTGGGGTAATGTCAAGGAACCAAAAGACTTTGAACGCATGTGTGACTTAGCAGTGCGTGGACTTGATGAATTGCTTGACTATCAAAATTATCCTGTTATTGCAGCACAGTTAAGCACTATGAATCGTCGTCCACTTGGTATTGGTATCATTAATTTTGCATACTTCCTTGCAAAGAATGATGTATCATATAGTGATCCACGTGCACTACAACTTGTTGATGAATACGCAGAAGCATGGAGTTATTATCTTATTAAGGCTAGTAACCAACTTGCAATTGAAAAGGGTGCCGCACCAAAGAATAACGAAACAAAGTATGGTAATGGTATTTTACCTATTGATACCTATAAGCGTGAAGTTGATGAACTTGTTCCACATACTGAACGTATGGATTGGGATAGCCTTCGTGCAAGTCTTAAAGAATATGGTATCCGTAATTCTACACTTATGGCACTTATGCCAGCAGAAACTAGTGCACAGGTTGCAAATGCTACAAATGGAATTGAACCACCACGCAGTCTTATAAGTGTCAAGCAAAGCAAGCATGGAGTATTAAAGCAAGTTGTGCCAGAGTTCCGCAAGTTAAAGAACAAGTATGAATTGTTATGGGATCAACAATCACCAGAAGGCTATCTAAAACTTGTTGCTATCCTACAAAAGTATATTGACCAAAGTATCTCTACCAACACAAGTTACAATCCTACATTCTATGAAGATGAAAAGATTCCGATGAGTGTTATGATTGGACATCTGCTACTTTGCTACAAATATGGTATTAAAACCTTATATTATTTTAATACATACGATGGTCAAGGTGAGGTTAATATCAATAAATTGTTTGAAGAAAAACCAATACCTACTGAGTTTGCCAATCTACAACTTCTTGAAGATGAAGCAAATTGTGAAAGTTGTACAATTTAACTTGACAAAATAAAATTAATATGGCAATCTTATGTGATATGAAAGTAGAAAGGCACACTTATGGCTGTTAACGGCTCACTTACTGATATTATTCGCAAGTCAAAACAAATGCTTAAAAAGGAGTTTACGCAAGGCGCAGGTCTAGATAAAACGCCACTAAAAGCATATTCTGGACCTTCTCTTGAAAGATCATGTGAGTTTATGTTGAAACTTATTATTGAGGATTTGTCTAACAAGTACCCGAATAGAAGTATTCAACACTCAAAAGCATATCTTAAATCAGATCACCCAGATTGCAGCGATGAGCGTCTTGACCAACATATTCTTGTTGATGGAAAATATGTTCTGTTACAAGAAGACCGTGCTTGGATTGATAAGCCTTTTTATACATTAAAACGAGGCGTGGTTCGTAATATTATGCTTTCATGTGCAAGTAAATTGCATGAGAATATTAAGTTTATCTTTATTGGTTATTGTTTAGATTATACCCAAAAAATTGTCAATACTTGTGATTTGTGTCAAGGTTATGGTGATAAAGTTTTGACTTATTCTATTACTGGTCGTCGTCGTGGGGCCAAGGTCAATAATAAAAGTGTTAATTGGTATGAAACTGGATTTAGCGACGAAAATGTTGAGTCTTATATTGTAAATGCTTATAATATTATAGAGGATGCTTGCAAGTAATGAGTGAGAATGTAATACTTTTTAACGGTGATTGTCTTGTTGAAATGAATAATATACCAGATCAAAGTATTGATCTTATATTATGTGATTTGCCATATGGAACAACAGACAGAAGCGGCGTAAGCAGTGACGGAAAAAATAGATTATTAAAGTGGGATACAGTAATTCCACTTGATCAATTATGGACACAGTATAAAAGAGTATTAAAGCCTCTTGGAACTGTTGTGCTAACAGCAGATCAACCATTTACAAGTCAACTTGTGCTATCAAACTTAGAATGGTTTAAGTATGAGTGGATTTGGAAAAAACAACGAACTACTGGTTTTCTATTAGCAAATTATAGACCCATGAAACAAACCGAAGATATTCTTGTGTTTTCGCCAGGCGGAGCAGCAGCGGCTTCTCGTGATGGTAAAAATATGACTTATAATCCACAAGATTTGCTTGAAAAGAATGTAAAAAAGAAGAATAGTGCAAAACGTTTAGGTAATTTTCTTCACAATCCTGAACACATGGGTGCTAATAATAAGTTGTTACATGAAACAGAGTATGAACAAAAGTATTCTAATTATCCAACTGAAATATTAGAGTTTGGCTTAGAGAAAAACCTAGTTCACCCTACACAAAAACCAGTAGCATTAATGGAATACCTAATCAAAACATATACTAATGAAGGTGAAATCGTTCTAGACAATTGCATGGGCAGCGGCACAACTGGCGTTGCTGCGATAAATTGTAATAGAAAATTTATTGGTATTGAAAAAGAAAAAGAATATTTTGATATTTGTAAAGCGAGAATGAATTATGAGCACAGTATTTGATGCAAACGACAGAAGTGACCATACTAAGTCACTAGCTTTTTTAGACCCTAACGGTGGTGTAAGTATCCAACGCTACGATACACTCAAATATAAACAGTTTGATAAACTTACTGATAAACAGTTAGGATTCTTTTGGCGTCCAGAAGAAGTTGATATTCTTCGTGATGCAAAAGACTTCAAAGATTTGTCATTTAATGAACAGCATATCTTTACAAGTAACTTAAAGCGTCAAATCTTACTTGATAGTGTTCAAGGTCGTGCACCAGCAGTAGCATTTGGTCCTATTTGTTCACTACCAGAATTAGAAACTTGGATTACAACTTGGACATTCAGTGAAACAATTCACAGCCGTAGTTATACACATATCATTCGCAATGTGTATGCTAATCCATCAAAAGTATTTGATGAAATGATGGACATCCAAGAAATTGTTGATTGTGCTCGCGATATTACTGATTTGTATGACAAGTTGATTGAAATGAACAATCTTATTAGTATTGACCCATATTGGGTTGATGACCGTGAAGTTGTTCGACCATATCAACACAAGAAAGCCCTTTGGCTTGCGCTTATGAGTGTTAACATTCTTGAAGGTGTGCGTTTTTATGTATCATTTGCTTGCAGTTGGGCATTTGCTGAATTGAAAAAGATGGAAGGCAATGCAAAGATTATCAAGTTTATTGCACGTGATGAAAACCTACATCTTGCTGGCACCCAAACACTACTCAAGTTATTACCAAAAGATGATCCTGATTATGAAAAGATTGAAGTAGAATGCCGTGAACAAGCAATTAAGTTATTTGATGATGCAGTCAAGCAAGAAAAAGCATGGGCAGAATACTTGTTCAAAGATGGCAGTATGATTGGTCTTAACTATCAACTACTTGCTGAATATGTAGAGTTTATTGCAAACAAGCGTATGCAAGCAGTCGGTCTTGGTCAGCCATATCCTACTAAGAATAATCCGCTGCCTTGGACACAAAAGTGGATTGCTGGTGCTGAAGTTCAAGTTGCGCCACAGGAAACTGAAATTAGTTCTTATGTTATTGGCGGAACTAAACAAGACGTTGATAAAAATACATTTAGTGGATTTAGCCTGTGAAAAAGTGCAAGACTTGTAATAGCGATAAGAAGTATAACGCTAAACATGATGCTTACTATTGCGAGTCTTGCGATGAATGGTTAGAAAAAAATTGTGGCGATCCTGAATGTGATTACTGCCACGACCGTCCAGAAAAACCAAGCATGATAAAGGAAAACAAATGATTACCTTATATACAAAAGATAATTGCCCATATTGCGACATGGCAAAACACTATCTTAAAAACATTAATGAAGAATATACAGAAATTAATATAAATGAAGAAGGCGTTCGTGATTGGTTGGTAAGTGAAGGTCATAAAACTGTACCACAAATTTATTACAATAACAAACTTTTAGTTGAAGGTGGTTATACAGGGTTAAGTAAAGTATCTGCGGAAGAACTACAGGAGCGCAAGCGTGATATTAGAGAAGGTTGAACCAAACAAAGTAATGACAATCAAACTCATTACTGGTGAAGAATTAATTGCTAGAATAGCAGAAGAAACAGAAACTACTTATAAACTTACAAAACCACTTTGCATGATTGCTACTCCGCAAGGCGGATTTGGTCTTGCGCCAGCGGTGTTCAGTATTTCACCCACAGATTCTGTAATGGTAAATAAAAGTGCAGTTGCACTCTATGGCGCAACAGACAGCGACATTGCCAATCAGTATCTTGCTAAAACAACAGGGATAACGTTGGCAAAGTCTATCTAGGAGATAGAATGCCAATACCAACAAAATTAGGTAGTTTGAATACTGGTGCTGGTGCTATTATTAATGGTGAACCTACGGTTTTAATCAATAATAGACCAGCAGCACGAGTAGGTGATTTTTATAGTGGGCATCCTGGTTTTGATCCAAGACATCCGCATCCACCAAATCCTATTATTAATGGCAATCCTAGAATATTAATTGCTGGTAGACCACTTGGATATCTTGGCGTATTTGAAAGTTTGCGTCACGTTGCTATCCCAACTGAATCTAATATGATAATTGGTGCGATGTAATGGCATTAGGCAGTTATACTAATGGTAATGGAAATATATCTACATTTACTGGCAATACTACAGTTATCGGTAATGGCACTACTTTTACCACACAGTTAAAACCTGGTGCAGTAATTGGTAATATTGGTAATGTTTTTATTGGATATGTAAGTCAGGTTATTAGCAACACAAGTGCAGTCCTAAGCAGTAATGCAAATCTTGCTTTAAGTAATAGTTCTTTTCACTATAAACCGTTGTTGGCAAATGCATACACATTCACATATAATACTAGTGGTAACATTACAGCAAATGCAAATAGTTATATTTTAAGTGGTATTGGCACAAAATTTACTAAAGATACTACCTATGGCAATAAAATATATGTTACAAATATAAACGGAGTAAATGTTTATGTTGGCAGAGTGGAGTTAATCACAAGTGATACCAGTTTGTATTTGAATACAAATGCTTTTGCTAACGTTAGTAATGTTCAATATTTTAGTGTAACGCCTACTACTAACTTTCTAGCAATAGGTCAAGGCAGTGCACAAGATGCACCTAACATTAATGCTGGTGCGTCACTTATTAATACTGCACTTTATAATTGGGCAAGTAGTGGATATATTCCAAATGTAAGCATAGTTAATAATTATCATCCACCTGTTCGTGATAGCATAACTGGTGTTTTAGTTAATTTGCCAGCAAGTATCTTTACACGCAACAGCAATATCGGTAATATGAATTATACACTAGGTTCATCAATAAGTTCTAGTGGCGTAGGTTATAGTGTAACTAATTTTGATGCAAATCAAAGTGTATTTGGTACAGATGTAACTAATGTTCATGATGCTCTTTATAATAGTGATACATTAAAAAGAACAGTTCTAAACGCAACAGATATCACACCTTTACAAAATCTTGTTCCTACTACTGCTGCCGATGCAGCAGCACAATTTGTTGGTGGTGTTGTGCCTCGTGTTACAGATAATATAAGTTTAGCAAAAGAATATTTCAGCACACTTGGTGTGCGCATACAATTACAAAACAATCCATCAAACTTTGGTTCAAACCAAGATATGTCACTAAGACAACAAGCACTAGGCTTGAAAAAACTAGTAGCAACTGGTGTTCCTATTGCAATACCTGGCTTGTTAAATGTCAAAATAGATACATACAATAATGCTAATATATCTTGGACACCTCCATCTTTCTATTTGAGTAGCGTGAAATAACATGGCAACAATTAAAGATACTACACTTACAACATCAACAATTACAGTATTTGAAGGTGGTAATGCTACCATAGGTAAAACAGATACTGATGGCCATTTAATGGGCTATAATGGTATGCACAGCGTTGTAGATTTGAATACAGGTCAGACTCGTTTAGTAACACAAGCAGATGTTGCAAATTTCAGTGCGCAAGATTGGCAAGACCAAATGAATTACCAGATGAGTAATACATATGCGCCCATTGCTGCGGCACATATTAATGCTATGGGTGGTAATTGGGATAATCTTGATCCACAAACACAAGCATCACTTACAAGTTTAGCATGGAATTATGGCGATAAAAGTTGTTTGAATCCAACGTGGGCTGCTGCGGCACAGGCTAGTGCTAATGGTCCCCCTGATCAAAATGGATTAAATTCAATTGCTGATACTGTTGATAAACATTCAAGTGATAATGGTGGCATTAATGCTGCTCGTCGTGCATCAGAAGCAAATGCTATTAGAACAGGACAGCCTATAAAAAGCGCACACGGTGGTGGTCCAAGCAGTCAAATTTCAGATAGAAGCAAAGGCAAAGCACCAGGCACAGGCGCAAGTTGCGCTGGCGCAGGCATGGGTATTTTTGGTGCTATTGCTGCTGCTGGTATGGCACTAGGTGCTGGTTTTGGTATAAGCGGTGCGCTAGGTGCTGTAATGGGTGCACTTGGACAAACTGGTATAACAGGTGCTATGAGTGCAGCACTAGGTCAAGCAGGCAACGTGCTCGGTGGTGGTCTTGCTGGCGCATTAGGACAAGTTGGTGGTGCTATTAATACACTAAGCGGTGGCGTATTTCAACAGTTAAGTCAAGTAGGAAGCGGTATATTGCCTAGTTTAACAGGCGTGTTACCAAGCGGATTAAGTGGTGTTTTGGGCGGTGCGTTAAATGGCGCAGTAGGCAGTATCATGGGACCACTTAATGGAATTTTACAAAATCCACTAAACTTGCCAAATGCTATTCAACAATTTGGTGCAAACGGTGGCTTAAATGGTATGCTAAACCGTGTTGCTAATAATATGGTAGGTGGTGCTGCATTTGGTGGTACTACGGCTTTATTACAAAATATGGGTATATCAAATGCATATGGCAGTATTGCCAATAATGTTGTAGGCGCAGTAGCCGAAGGAACTGGTTTACGATTTGGTGGCGGACCTGGTGGTATTGGTGCTAACTTCTTAAACAATAATGGTGTAATAAGTTTTGGTATGAGTGCGCTAAGCAGCAACTTGCCAGCAGCAGCACAAAATTTTACTAATTTAGGTTCATTTTCTACAACAAATTTATTACGACTACAACAACCAAGTAATGTTCTAAATCAAATTGTTGCTGCTGGTTTAGGAAATACAACTGGTATTACCGCACAACTTATTAAAAATAATATACCTGTTGCTGGTATTGATAATCCACTTCATGATACAAAAGCACAGCAAATATTGAATAGTATAACTGATTCTGCTGCTATTGGTGCTGTAAGTAGTAAATTTAATATTGGCAAACCACTAACTCATCTAGGTCAATTAACTGATTATAGTTATATGTGTCCTGATTTGGTTACAACAGGACCAAGCAAATCATTTAATGATTTAGGTCAACATCTTATTAGTCTTGGCGTAACAAAAGCAAGTGATTTCCAAACTATTGGAACAGCAATAAGCAAGTGCGATGCTGGTTTTGATTTGAACAATATTAGTCAGATGAGCACACCTATGTATCCAGAAGCAGCAAGTCAATTATATCAAACATATGGCTATGGTGGTGGCGGTCTAGGTGAAATTACTATGGCAGATTTTATAGGAACTGCTGCTGGTTATGTTCATAACGATACATTACCTTATATTATTAAAGCAAATAACGATCTAATGAATACCACACAAGGTCAAACCATAAATGGACTTGTTGTTCAATTACAAACGCTGCTACAAGGTGGATATCATGTTGCTGGCAGCGCAGCCGATCCTTCTACAGGACAACCTGCACAAGCAGATAGTATTGTAATGAACGGTATGACATTTTATACTCTTGATAGTGCTGTCCAATATATGATTACACAAATTGAAAACGCACTTACTGCAATCAAAGGTATTAGTGATCCTAATATTGTTGCTGCTATTGCTGCTTGCGAACAAGCGCATGCGGCAAGTTGCGCACAGTTGCTAAAAGAAAATCAAAATATACAAAAATTTAATATGAATTTATTTGGCACATATGAAAATAACCCCATTACTGCATATGTTTTTGCAGATGGGTTGCCGTATTATGGTCAGCAAAACGGTTATGGACAAATTGGTGATTACTTAGAGCGTGTAGCAAGTAGCGATATTTATGGTGACGCTATTCGTGCTGCTATGCGTCAAGGTCGTAATGCTGCTGCACTTACTGATTTAGGTGTAAATGTAGAAAGATTCAAACTTCCACATAGTCAATATTATCGTGATCCATCTAGTTTCTATCTTGCTGCTTATACTGGTAATTTACCATCAGTTCCACAAAACTTAATTGATCAATATATTCCGCAATCACCGCAAGAAACTTATATTGATAATCGCAATCAAATGCTAATTGATGCTGGCTATGATCCTAGAACTATGTTACCAGCACAAGCCGATGAAACTTATTTCGATCTAACTTGGTCAAATACAAACGTTGCTGTGCGTGAAGATATTGGATTAGCAGTTGTACGTCAAGTTATTGATAGTAACATGATTGTAATAGGCGATAAGGCTTATTTGGTAGGATTAGATCGTAGCCAAACATTAGTGGCTACTATTAATGATAAAGGTCTTATTTTACATAATAATGATGCGTTTGTCGCTGGCATGTTGGCGATTATTAACAAAACACTTTACGGTAATATAGGCACAACTAAATTTAATACACCATTCTTTACTGACCAAATGGTTTATGGTGTGCTTGAAATGTTAGCACAAGTAACGCCTGGCAATATTAACGGGCTAGCCAATACGCTTATTGGTGCTAACGTTATGTCAGGATTGCTAGCAAAGTTTAATACTGTATTCGAACAACTTATTAAAGTTACTGATACAAGTATGGATCGTAATATTATTGCGCCTTGGGGTGCTGCTGGTCCAGACGGTCAAACAACTACACTAATTAGATAATGCAAGCCAACGTAGAAAAAATCTGGCATTTTACGTGTGAATTTTGTAAAATGTGGTTTAGTATCGCCGTTATGGACGATTGGAAACCTAAAAAACTATATTGCCCACATTGTGGCAAGCAACAAGAAATAAAACTTGACATAACTTCCGAGTAGTGCTATAAATAATATACTGTTGTTGATAATAATCATAATAGTCGGAGAAGACGGGGCTTCGATGCCCCCATCTCCACCATAGATACATTGGTTCCCTAATAGCGATAAAGGGATAACTAGATCGCATCGACCAATGTATCTTTGATGGGGATGAAAGGGATCGATTCACGATGAAGAGATTGTTGGAGATAGTGGGTTGGATGCCTTATAGTCCAAAAATCGTAAGTGCAAACGACAATATGGCACATGATCTTCGCCTAGCGGCTTGATCGGAGTTCGGTGGGAACTTGGCAACAGAATCCCACCACTTTTTTATTGAGGGCGATGAAAAAATTTATAATCTCTTTGGCACTGCTCTTAACAGTGAGTTATCCTGTTTTCGCCAAAGACCCCAAACCCCAAAAACCTATTGTTGTAGAAAATCCTAGTGAGTGCGTTGCGCAAGCCGTTTATAATGAGGCTCGTGGCGAAGACTATCAGGGACAGGTTGCTATTGCTTGGGTTATTAGAAACCGTTTACAAAGTGGTAAGTTTCCTAATTCACCATGCAAGATTGTTTATGAAAAACATGGACTTGATTGCCAATTTACTTTTATCTGTTTTCCTTTTAAGCCAATAGATAAAGTTGATGATCATAATGATTTTTATAGTATTGCTATGATGGTTTTGTATTCAACATATATGCTTGATCCAACCGATGGTGCTCTATACTTTAATAATAAACCATTTAAGAATAAACACTTTAAGTTTATTAAAAAGATAGGACACCACTGGTTTTACACAGATGCAGATTAGTTAATGCTTTGACCTGTATCACGAATATTGGTTAATTTTTCAATATAAAGACTCATGTTGTGGTCATATAGTCCATCAAACAATTGACCTTTTTTCCAACAGCGAACATGTGCTCTCATGCTATCCTTAAAGCGTTGATAACGACTTAATGGACGTATATTACCATAAAAGTTGATATAACATAATGTGCCATGATGTTTGAATAGCAGCGCACTTGGCGGTACATGTGTAACCATATCGTTGCAATTTACAAAACGATAGTGTTCAGTTGCAATACCTTCCACATAATCAGCATTACCAAGACGAGGTTGCCCAAAGGTCATAAGTTTTACTGGCGGATAACCAGCAAATTCTAGTTCTTGGGTGATATAAAGTGCCATTGCAGCACCTAAACTATGTCCAGTAACATAGATGTCTTTGCCTTTGTTCTTTGCAACCCAATCTAAAACTTGGTCAAGAATCTTACGTGCTTCACGACGAAATCCTTCA